ACATCAGTAGCTACTATAGATATATTAGATAGTGGAGTAGTTGTTGGTCCAACAGCAAAACTTAACTTTATTGATGGTACAAATACAACAGCAGTTGTTACACAAGATATAGCAAACAATAGGATTGATGTTAAAATTGATTCAGCTACAGCAGCTAATATTTATAATTCAGATGGTGCATTAACAGCAAATAGAACTTTAACAGGAGGGAACTTTGATCTTCTTTTTGATGCATTAAGATTATTTGGAGTAAATTTAGTACCTGGTGGTGGTATAAACGGATATACAATTAATGTTGATACCAATGGAATGTCTGGTTCTCTTCTTACTAGAATTTTTAAAATTGAAGATACTTTTACAGGAACTCAAAGATTTGGTATTAACAGAAATGGAAATGTTATATTTAATAATAGTTTTGAATTTCCATTAGGTGATGGTTTAGTAGGTCAAACATTAATTACTAACGGTGCAGGAACTGTAGAATGGACTTTTCCTGTTACTACTAAGTCTTTCTTTGATCAGTTTATGGTAAATCAATATTCTTATTTTTTACCATCTGATAACTCAGCATTGTTTGATACTCTAAGAGCTGGTGGTAGTTTAACATCTGTTGGTACAACATCTTCTCTTACAGAAAATCCAATGGGTGTATTATTTACTACACCTACTGCTGTTAGTTCTGTAGCTGCACTATTTGGAAATACATTTGGAGGAAGTATTTTAGGAGTAAATTTTCAATTTGAAACATATAGAAGGTTTAGAATAAATACAGCAAATCCAGCTCAAAGACTATTTATTGGAATATCATCTTTATATAGTGCTGCTACACCTACTAATATAGATCCTATTTCTCAAATTAATAGTATTGGTGTGTGTAAAACATCAACTAGTAATAATTTATTTTTAATGTGGAATGATGCAACTGGTACAGCATCAAGTTTAGATACAGGATTTACTGGAATTAGTAATTCATTTACATACACTTTGAGAATATTTAAAACTTTTGGTGTTGCATCAGTAACAATTGAGTTAACTCAAATAACAAACAGTACTGGTGCAACAACTATATTTTCAACAACAATCACATCTGACTATAATACAGGAGTAAATTATTTTCCTGTAGCATGGATGGGTAACTCAACAACCTCAACTGGTGCAGTTTCTTATAAAGACTATGGTTGTACAATGACTAAACGTAATATAATAACAGCATAATGGAAGATATTTATACAATAGATCACAATGGACAAATTGTTCTTAATGACACAACTGTTGTGGTAATGCAAGAAAATGATCCTACATATATTGCATATGTACAGTTTCTTGAAAACGGTGGTACTGTAACTCAGTTAGATGAGCCAGAAATTATAGAAGAATTTACAGGAATTAGATCAGCTAAAAAATAAGAAAATGGAGACTTGGATGCTTACAGTAATACTTTTTGTAACAGGAACAATTCTAACAATTATAGGATTCTTTTTAAGAAGTGCTTATAGTACAATCAATAAACAAATAGAAATATTAACTTTGGAGAATCAAAAAAGAATTGAGGATCAAGGAAAGTTAAAAGGTAAGTTTGAGTTGTTAGAACAAGAGAATAGATTGAAACTCCAACATATTGAAGAAAACACTCAACATGAAATCAGAGTAATGGCTACTAAAATAGGTGATTTATCTGATACTGTAGGAGAGTTAGTAAGGATTCAAATGAATGGAACAACTAGAAGAAGAAATACTAATAATTAAATTATGTCACTAAAGAAAAGATGGAATGCTCAAACTCCAAAGTTTTGGAAAAAGGTGCAAAAGATTGCAATTGCAGCAGGAGCTGTAGCAGGAGTTATTATTGCTGCTCCAATTGCATTACCAGCTGCAGTAGTTACAGCAGCAACATATGTAGTAACAGCTGGCACAGTAGCTGCTACATTAGCACAACTTACAGTAGATGATGCTGAAGTTAAAAAAGTAGAAACCCCTAATATATAACCAATGGCAAAGAAAGCTAAAAAAGTAGAAGACTTTGAAGTAGAAGTAAAGACTAAAAAAGTAAAAGTCAAAGCAAAAAAAGAAGGTAAGAAAGTTAACGTATCAGTTGACACACCTAAAGTAGATGTTGAACTCAACAAAGATGAAGAGAAAAAAGAGTTTGTACTTGACAGTAAAAAACTAGATGTTAATGTTGTAAAGACAGATAAAGGAACTGAAATTACTGTTGATGCAGAAACTTCAGCACTTAAAAGAGTTGGAACATGGCTTGCAAAATTTTATGCTAAAAAATTTAATAAGAAAAAATGAGTATCTTAGATTTATCAAAGATTAAACAGGTACCTCTTTCTGAAGGACAGTATGTAAATGAGGAGACCAAAAAACTACAAATAGTACTGCATCATACTGCAGGTAATTCATCTGCACCAGCAACAATTAAAATGTGGGATGCTGATGATAGAGGAAGAATTGCCACATGTGTAGTTATATCTGGTAAAGGATTATCACAAGATACTTTTGATGGACAAATTGCTCAAGCATTCTCATCTAAGAAATGGGCATATCATTTAGGTATTAAACCAGATGTGTTTAGAGCTAATGCATTACCTTATAGATTATTAGATCCACTTGCAATTGGTATTGAAATTTGCAACTGGGGACCTTTAACAAAAAAAGGTAACAAGTTCTATAACTATGTTAATAGAGAAGTTCCTGCAGATCAAGTATGTACATTAGACAAACCTTACAAAGGTTATACACATTATCATGCGTATACAGATGCACAGATTGAATCAGTAAGACAATTACTTGTTTACTGGAATAAGATACATGGCATTCCTCTTACATATAATGATAAAGATATGTGGGAAGTTTCTAAAAATGCATTGTCTGCAGTACCAGGAGTATATACTCATAACTCATATAGAAGAGATAAAAGTGATATATCTCCACAACCAAAAATGATAGCAATGCTTAAATCTCTTGTAAAATGAAATTTAGGAATAACTGGAATACCTCAAAAAAGCAGTGGGATAAGTTGATGATAAGATTGAGAGTATCTAGTTTAGACTTATTTTCACTAGAACTAGATTTATCAAGAGAATTTTACCTACTTACTATTTTAAATTTTACAATTAAAAATAGATAAACACATCCTAACTACTATAATCCAGGTACTTTCTATACCTGGATTTTTTTGTTTAAATATATCTTGTTTAAACTTTTATTGTATATTTGTCTAAACTTTAATTAATATATTATGGAAAACCAACACAATGAAGAGCAGTTGTCTGCTGAACAACTAGCTGAAAGAAAGGAAGAATTACTTAAATTTTACACAGATTCTATGCCTTACATTAATGCTCAGTTTGAGTATGAAAAAAAACTAATGGAGCTAGATGAAGTAAGATTTAAAAGAACTCAAATTCAAATTCAAATGGCAATGATGATGAATCCTGAAATGTCACAAGAAATTGAAGAAGAAACTGAGAGAGAAGATCTTATTCAACACGAAGTATCTACACCAAAAGAAAGAAAGCTTAAAAAACAATAGACCATGGCACTTGTAAACCAAGTACAGAAAAGGGTTAAAATGTCAAAATGGGATGTTGTTAAGTTTCAGATCTTAACTCACTGTTATATCAATAGGATAGTTATGAGTGAAGCTGATTTTAACTGTCTTACATTGCTTAGTTTTAATGAGCCTATTGAGCTTACTAATTTTTGTTTAGATGCATCTGCTGAGGAGGATTGGATATTTAAATCTCCACAGACAGTAAGAAACTCAATTAATAAAGCTGAGAAAAATGGATTAGTAATTAAAGATCCATCTAATAAAAAACTCATTAAAATAAATCCTAAATTAAAAGTTCAAACAGTTGGTACAATTTTGTTAGACTATAAATTCTTAGGAAATGACACCGAAGAAAGCAACTAAATTATACAAACAACTAGCTGAAGAATTAGGAGTAGATGCAAGTTTAGTAGAAGATCTTTTAGAAGATTTTTATAAAGAAATAAGACAAAATCTAAGTGGATTAACACACCCCAGACTTAATGTAGAAGGTCTGGGGCATTTTGTAGCAAGACCTGGAGCTGTAAGAAAATCAATTCCTAAATATCAAAAAGCATTAGAAAATCATGATACTTCTACTTTTAGTGCATACTATAATAAGAAGATGATTGAAAGTAAACTTGAAGCTCTTATAGATATTGAACAAAAAATAACTATTCAGGAAAATAAAAAAGATACTTTTAAAAAAGAAAAAAATGAAAAATACACTAAAACTAATCTGGGACAACCGAAAACAGATAATTGAAGGTATAACTAATTCAGTTATCAGAGATGAAACTGTAGAAGAAATAGCAAGATTAAGATACTCTATCTGTGATGAGTGTGAACACAAAGGTAGAAAGTGTGCTGTTAAAGGTACTGCTCCTTGCTGTAATGAGTGTGGTTGCTCTCTTAACTTTAAAACAAGATCCTTATCATCAGAATGTCCGCTAGGTAAATGGGATGCTATTGCTACTGAAGATGAAGAAGATCAATTAGAAAAGTTATGAATTGGACAGAATTAGAATCTTTTCTAACAGATGGTATTGCTTCTCAAGGAAGACAGATTAGTTTGTATACTGGACAAGCAGGAGCAGACTATCTTGCACATGCAATGGCTATAGAAAATTCTGTTGGCTTTGTGGAATGGATGGAAGAAAAAAAGAAAATAGATTCTGAAACTGCAGAAAATCTGATCACTATGTTGAGATCAGAAGACATAGATAATTTTAACATAGCAATACTTGCTATAGAACAATTAAAAAAATGATAGTATTTAATGCAAATGATCATAGTTACAAAAGTCTTGATGACAGTAACATTGATTGGATAAGTGTAACAACACTTGTTTCCCATTTTAAAAAACCTTTTGATGCTAAAAAAGTAGCAGAGAAAGTAAGTAAAAGCAAGAGGTCTAAATGGTTTGGTATTGATCCTGTTATTATTCAACAAATATGGAATAATGAAGCAGATAGATCTACTACTTTAGGTACATGGTATCATAACCAAAGAGAAGATGATATCTGTTCTCTATCTTCTATAGAAAGAGAAGGTATTACAATCCCTATATTTAAACCTACTGAACTTAAAGAAGGTGTTAAAACAGCACCTTCTCAAAAACTAGAACCAGGCGTGTATCCAGAACATATGGTCTATCTACGTTCAGTAGGTATTTGTGGCCAGTCAGACTTAGTTGAAGTAGTCAATGGTAAAGTAAATATTATTGACTACAAGACTAATAAAGAAATAAAAATGGAGTCATATGTAGATTGGGAAGGCAAATCAGAAAAAATGCTGCCTCCTATAGATACTTTAGATGACTGTCATTTCTATCATTATGCTTTACAATTGAGTATTTATATGTATATTATACTAAAGCATAACCCAAGATTAAAACCAGGAAAGATATTTATACATCATATTACATTTGAAGTTGACCGTGAAGATAACTGGGGATATCCAATTAGTAAGTTAGATGAGAATGGAGATCCTATTGTAAAACAAGTAAATCCAATCAGTGTACCGTATCTTGTAGATGAAGTAATTGCAGTTATACATTATCTTGCTGATAATAGACATAAAATTAAAAAGAAATGATGTTTACTAAACTATTTGATGTTCAGAATGGAGTAGTAATTCCTACAGAACATTGTTATACATTAAAAGCTCTTAAGGATGTAATGGATGAATATCCTGATGATTATCTTAAAATATACTTGTATTTATTCTATATGTCTTGCCCTAATCCAGATCTTAATCCATTTTTCTTTACACCAGATATAGATAAAGAACAGCTAATCTTGGATCAAATTGAAGCAGAATTTTCTACTGAAGATGATACAATATTTACTGCATTAAGGTTCTGTGAGAGAATGTATGAAACACCTACATCCAGAGCTTATAAGGGTATTGCATCTATGTTAGATAGATTAGCCAGATATATGGAAACTACAACCATTACTGCTGGTAGAGATGGTAATATTAATTCCTTAATAGCTGCGGCCAAAAACTATGAGGCAATTAGGCAGTCTTTTAAAGGAGCCTATAAAGATCTTCAAGAAGAACAGTCAAGTAAAGTAAGAGGTGGCCAAGGACTAGCATATGACATGTAATGAGTGAAATTTATCAAGACATACCAACCTATGAAAACGGAAAGTGGACAACTACAAGTTTTGAATCCAGAGAGGACTTCAAAAACTTTATCCTCAATGATATTTTTAAAGAACCTGGAAAGTATAAGTTCAATCAAATTACCAATGACATATTTATTTCAGAGTCAGAAAGATTTAAAAAAGATGGAGTATATTGTACTTCTCCATTCAAATCTAGAGACTACATAAGTTATTGGGATGATCAAAAGACAAAATGCCGTAAAGGTATAATAGTAAAAGATGGAGATTTAACTTGGTTTGTTTGTAGAGAGTATTACATGTGGTTAAACTTTCTTCCAATCTTTGATAAAGAAGAACAAAAATTTGGTTTTGCTAAAATCAGGGATGCTCAATATCACTTAGCTCTTTATGAATTATTAGCAGAACTTAATTATAAACATGCCGCCATTCTTAAGAAAAGACAGATAGCTTCATCCTATTACCATATGGGTAAGTTTATAAATCAGCAATGGTTTGAGGCTGGGGTTACTCTTAAGATGGGTGCAAGTCTTAAGGACTATATCAATGAGAAAGGATCTTGGAAGTTCTTACAGGAATATGCTGCATTCTTAAATGAACATACAGCATGGTACCGTCCTATGTCTCCGGATAAAGTAATGATGTGGCAACAGAAGATTGAGGTAAGAAAAGGTGATAGAAAAACAGAAGTTGGTCTCAAAGGTACTATACAAGGTATGTCATTTGAGAAAGATCCAACAAATGGTGTAGGGGGTCCAGTTAAGTACTTCTTTCATGAAGAGGCTGGGATTGCTCCTAAGATGGATCAGACATATGAGTACATGCGCCCGGCCATGAGATCTGGACTTATTACTACAGGTATGTTCATTGCGGCAGGATCTGTAGGAGACTTATCACAATGTAATCCTTTGAAGGATATGATACTTAATCCTACATCAAAAGATATTTATGCAGTAGAAACAGATCTTATTGATGATAAAGGTACTGTAGGCATGACAGGATTATTTATTCCTGAACAATGGTCAATGCCCCCACATATTGATGTGTATGGTAACTCACTTGTAGAAGATGCTGTAGAAGCTCTAGAGAAACAATTTAAACAATGGAAGGATGAGTTATCTCCTGAAGATTATCAGCTCCGTATATCTCAGCATCCTAGAAATATTAAAGAAGCATTTGCTTACAGAACTGTATCTGTATTCCCTCCACATCTTCTTGCTGCACAGGAAAGAAGAATAGAAGAAAAAGAATATGGTTATGAATATCTAGATATATCTACAGATGCAGATGGAAATCCCGTTGTTACTAAAAGCAACAAGAGGCCAATAATGGAATTTCCTATAAATAAAAAAACAGAAGATAAAACTGGATGTATTGTTGTATGGGAAAGACCGGTAGATAAACCTATATTTGGACAATACTATGCTTCTATTGACCCTGTAGGTGAAGGTAAAACAACTACTTCAGAATCACTCTGTTCTATATATGTAATGAAAGCACCAGTAGAAGTTACTAAGGTAACTGGTGAAGAAACAGAAACTTATATAGAACAAGGTAAAATTGTAGCAGCATGGTGTGGTAGATATGATGATATTAATCAAACTCATAAGCAATTAGAACTAATCATTGAATGGTATAATGCATGGGCACTTGTAGAAAACAACATTTCTTATTTTATCCAGCATATGATATCAAGAAGAAAACAAAGATATTTGGTACCTAAAAACCAAATTATGTTTTTAAAAGATCTTGGTGCAAATAATAATGTATTTCAGGAATATGGTTGGAAAAATACAGGTACTCTTTTCAAAGCACATCTTCTTAGTTATGCTATAGAATATACTAAAGAAGAATTAGATCAGGAACTTAAACCAGATGGAACTGTTGTCAGAACAACTTATGGTATTGAACGCATACCAGATCCAATGTTGATTAAAGAAATGAGAGAATATGCAGATGGAGTCAATGTGGATAGACTAGTTTCTTTTGCTGCTCTTGTAGCTTTTATGAAAATACAACAGTCTAATAGAGGTTATTCTAAAAGAACAATCATGGATGATGCAGCTAAAAACTTGCAAAAGTCAGAAAATTTGTTTAAATTAAATAGGAGTCCCTTTCGTCATGTTGGAAGGGGGCAACTTGGTAATGGGCAGACAATGAAAAGATCACCCTTTAAAAACTTTAAATAATTAATATGCAAATATATAATGCACTTCAATTAAAAAACGGAGCTAAGGCAGATACTAACCGTATGGGTACTGTAACTCAACCATTACAGTTTATTCCTAAAAAAGAAAAAGATGACCAATGGGCTGCTTGGAATTTAGACTGGGTTGAATGGCAAGGTCTTAAACAAATCCGAAGAAATGCTAGAAGACTTATGAAAAACTATAAGCTTGCAAAAGGTATTATAGATAAGTCAGACTATATTGTTGAAGAAGATAATGAGTACAGAGATATAGTTGAAATATTAACTAAAGAAGATCAGTCAGCATTAGAATTAAAATTCTATCCTATTATTCCAAATGTCATTAATGTTTTAGTAGCTGAATTTGCAAAGAGATCTACCAAACTTGTTTATAGAGCTGTTGATGATATATCATACAATGAGCTTTTAGAAGAAAAAAGAAAAATGGTAGAAGACACTCTTTTAGATAATGCTAGATTTAAAATACTCAGTGCATTAATTGAACAAGGATTAGATCCAAATTCACCAGAGGCTCAAGAACAAACTAATCCTGATAAACTAAAAACTCTTTCTGAGATTGAATCTTTTTTTAAGAAAGATTATAGATCTATGATAGAACAGTGGGCTATGCATCAACATAAAGTTGATGTTGAGAGATTTAAAATGGATGAGTTAGAAGAAAGAGGTTTCCGTGACATGCTTATTACAGATAGAGAATTCTGGCATTTCCGCATGATGGAAGATGATTATGAAGTAGAACTATGGAATCCAGTAATTACTTTCTATCATAAATCACCTGATGCAAGATATATATCACAAGCAAACTGGGTAGGTAAAACTGATATGTTAAGTATATCAGATGTTATTGATAAGTATGGTTGGTTAATGACTGAAGAGCAAATGGATGCTTTAGAAGCAGTATATCCAATTAGATCTGCAGGTTATACAACAGGAGGAATACAAAATGATGGATCTTTCTATGATGCTACAAAAACTCATGAATGGAATGTTAATTCACCATCTTTAGCTTATAGACAGTACACTACTGCAATGAATGGTACTGTTATGGATAGCATTGATATTATTAATCAAATCCTTATGGAAGGTGAAGATTACTATGATCAAGGTACAGTATTCTTACTAAGAGTAAGTACAATATACTGGAAATCTCAAAAGAAACTTGGCCATCTTACTAAGATTGAAGAAAATGGTGAAGTTATTACAGATATAGTAACTGAAGATTATAAGGTTACTGAGAAACCAATTTATGATAATAGATTATTTAAAAATAAAACTAAAGATAATCTGGTATTTGGAGAACATATAGATTGGATTTGGATTAATGAAGTTTGGGGTGGTGTTAAGATAGGTCCTAATATTCCTTCATATTGGGGAATGAATAATCCTGGAGGATTTTCTCCAATATATTTAGGAATAAACCAAAATAAAATATGTCCTATTAAGTTTCAATTTAAAGGTGATTCTAGTTTATATGGTTGCAAACTTCCGGTAGAAGGTTCTGTATTCTCAGATAGAAATACAAAGTCTACAGCACTTATTGACTTAATGAAGCCATACCAGATTGGATATAACATTGTCAATAATCAGATAGCAGATATACTAGTAGATGAGCTTGGTACTATCATCATGCTTGATCAAAATTCATTACCAAGACATTCATTAGGAGAAGATTGGGGTAAAGGAAACTTAGCAAAAGCATATGTAGCAATGAAGAATTTCCAGATGTTACCATTGGATACTTCTATTACAAACACTGAGAATGCATTAAACTTCTCTCATTTTCAAAAACTTGATCTATCTCAGACAGAAAGATTAATGACTAGGATACAATTAGCTAATCACTTTAAGCAACAAGCTTATGAAGTTATAGGTGTTAATCCTCAAAGAATGGGTCAGCAATTATCTCAACAAACTGCTACTGGAGTAGAACAAGCTGTTGCTGCATCATATGCTCAAACAGAAATGTTCTTTATGCAACACTGTGATTATCTAATGCCTAGAGTTCATCAAATGAGAACTGACTTAGCTCAGTATTATCATTCATCAAATCCTTCTGTAAGATTATCATATATAACTACTGCAGATGAAAAAGTAAACTTTGAAATTGAAGGTACAGATCTTTTAATGAGAGACTTAAATATATTTGCAACTACAAGTGCTAACCATAGAGCTGTTCTAGAACAACTTAAACAAATGGCTATGCAGAATAATACTACAGGTGCTAGTATATATGATCTAGGAAAAGTTATTCAATCTGAGTCAATTGCTGAACTTAATAATGCTCTGAAATCATCAGAACAAAAACAGCAAGAGATGAAACAACAAGAAATGCAACAGCAACAACAAATGCAACAAGAACAACTTGCATCAGCTGAAAAACAAAAACAAATGGAGATTCAAGCAGCTGCTGCTAGAGATGATAAGATGATTCAGAAAGATATTACTGTAGCTGAAATTAGAGCTGCAGGCTATGGTTCTACTGTAGATCTTGACAAAAATCAAATGTCAGACTTTAGAGATGCTATGAAAGATATAAGAGATACAGAGCAATACAAAGAACAAACAAATTTACAAAGAGAAAAAGAAACAAATAGAAATGTTCAACAAGCTAGAAAGAATGACATTGAAAGAGAAAAGCTTCAAGTACAAAGAGAAATAGCAAATAAACAACTTCAAATTGCTCAAGAAAATAAAAACAAATATGATGTAGATAAAGGAAAAAAAGACTAGTAGCTATATAGTGCTAAAAAAGTATTGTAAGCTTTTAAATTTTCCAAGTTTATTTTGTATATTGATATATAACATAAAACCAACAATATGGAAACAACCAACAACAAACCTGAAGATCAGGTGCAGGATTCTACAACGGTAGAACAAGTAGATGTAAATATTGATGAATTATTTGGAATGCCAGGAGCAGAAAGTGTAATGCTTCCTAATGATAAATCAGAACCTGAAAAAAAATCAGTCTTCACAGCAGAGAAAACTGATATGACGTTCTTTGACAAACCTGAAACTAAAACTCCTGAAGAAAGGAAAGAAGATGAAGAGAAGAAAGTAGAAGTTGAAGAAACTATTGCTGAACTTAATGAACTCATCACTCAAGAAGAAGATGCTGGTAATAAAGGAAGACCAAAGATTGATAAATCAGGTCTTGCTGAATTAGCACAAAAAATGATTGAAGAAGGTACCTTGATGCCATTTGATGATGATAAGCCTCTAGAAGAATATACAACAAAAGACTTTAGAGAATTATTTGAAGCAAACTTTCAAGATAGAGAAGCTAGAATTAGAGAGAATACTCCAAGAGAATTTTTTCAAGCTTTACCAGAAGAACTTCAATATGCTGCTAAATATGTAGCTGATGGTGGACAAGATCTTAAAGGTCTATTTAGAACTTTAGCTCAAGTAGAAGAAATAAGAGAACTTGACCCAGATGATGAAAGAGATCAAGCTGAGATTGCAAGACAATATCTTTGGGCAACTAATTTTGGAACAGCTGAAGAAATAGAAGCAGAAATTCAAGATTGGCAAGATTTAGATAGATTAGCTCAAAAAGCTAATCAGTTTAAACCTAAGTTGGATAGAATGCAAGAAGAAATTATTGCAAGACAACTACAAGAGCAAGAGTATAAGAAACAACAACAGACACAGCAAGCAAGACTGTATACTGACAATGTGTATAATACATTATCTGTAGGAGAATTAGGTGGTATTAAGTTAGACAGAAAGACACAGGGTTTACTTTACTCTGGATTAGTTCAACCTAACTACCCGTCAATTTCAGGTAAACCTACAAACTTACTTGGACACTTATTAGAAAAGTATCAGTTTGTAGAACCAAGACATGATTTAATTGCAGAAGCTTTATGGTTACTTGCTGATCCAAATGGATACAAAAACAAAGTAAGAGACCAAGGTGGAAAACAAGCTACAGAAAAAGTAGTAAGGCAATTAAAAACTGAACAGTCTAGAAAAATTGCTTCATCTAATACAAATCAAGATGAAGAAGCAGAAAGAAGATCTGCTGTTGCTTCTAGACCAGTACAAAGAACCGTCTCTAGAAATAATATGTTCAAGAGATTTTAATAAATAGTAACAAACAAAAACAAATAAAAAATGGCAACTCCAGTTTTAAACAATGGGATATTCCTAAGAGACACAGCCTACCAAGCTTCATCGCATGTAGACTCTTATCACTTAGTGAATATGTTAAAAGATGCTGAACCTATGGATTTAGGTCCAGTAGACCTTTGGGCTATGGCTCAAAAAGTTGAAATGCCTCTTTATCAAATGTCATCATTTGGAGGTAAAAATGTAATCAATGTTGATAATGCTCGTGGAGAGTACAGATGGCAGACTCCTGTATCTACAGACCTTCCATACATTATTGAAGACATTGAACCAAACAATACCTTTAAAGGTACAGATGGTAATACTTTCCGTATTAAAATCAACAGAAGAGAATTTGGACATGGTGATATCATCACTTATGACAAATACAATGGTGTTGAGATGTACATTACTGATGAAGATATCTTACCTTTAGGAGATGGATTTGTTTATACAGTTCAGTTGGTAAACAATGACAACTTCAGATTCCTTGATAACAGATTCTTAGAGAATGGTACTAAACTATTCAGAAAAGGTTCTGCTAGAGGTGAATATGGTGAAAGATTCTCTGACATCACTACAAGAACTTCATTCCGTGAGTTCTATAACTTTGTTGGTGGTGCTGAAGCTCATGTACATTATTCTATCTCATCTCGTGCTGACTTGATGATTAAAGGTGGAATGAATGCAGATGGTACAGTTCCTGTAACTGAGATCTGGAGAAACTTTAGTGCTAACAATGATCCTTCTATCTCTTCATTAGAAGATATGATCAAAGTTATGGGTAAAGACAAAGTGAAAAAAGCATTTGATAATGGAGATCTTTCTAGAACTTTCTTAACTCAAATGGAAGCAGCTCACCTTTCTAAAATTGCAACTGACATTGAGACTTACTTAATGTGGGGACAAGGAGGTAGAGTACGTCAAGATGGTCCAGATGATATTAGATTATCAGTAGGTCTTTGGAGACAGTTGGATAACTCATTCAAAAGAGTATACAACAAAAATAACTTTACTCTTGATTTATTCCGTGGAGAAATCTATAACTTCTTCAATGGTAAAGTTGAGTTCCAAGGTCCAGATCCTAAGCGTTCACTAGTTGTACAAACAGGTATGGGTGGAATGAGAATGGTAAATGAAGCTATCAAAAGAGAAGCAGTTGCTTCTGGTCTATTGATTCAGGCTGCTGATATTGGTGCAATCACTGGTAAAGGTATGGACTTGAACTTTGGATTTGCTTATACTTCATATGTAATTCCATTCTTGGCAAATGTTAAGTTTGTATTGAACCCTGCATTTGACAACATTCATACAAATGATATTGAGAACCCAATCATTGATGGTTTCCCATTATCTTCTTACTCATTCATTATCTTTGATATTACTGACAATACTAATGACAACATCTTCTTGTTGAAATTGTCTTGGGATAATCAATTGAAATGGTGGTATCAAAATGGTACTATGGATTACATGGGACGTAGCCAAGGCTTCCAGTCTTCAGGTCAATTCAATGGTTACCGTGTGATGATGTCTCAAACAATGCCAGCTATCTGGGTTAAAGACCCTACTAAAGTGTTGAAAATTGTTATGAGAAACCCAATCACTGGTGGATCATTCTAATCATAGATGCGAAAAGGGAGGGGGCAACTCCTCCCTTTTTTATTAAATTTAACCAACAAAAAACAAAACCAACAAAACATGGAAAATTTCACAATGGTAGAAACCGGACGTGGTACTGTAAAACAAACAGCTATTGCAGTACGCCCGTTCTTTGATGCAAGTGCTTCTAATATGGGATTAGAAGAATATGGTATGTCACTTTTTGATGGTGTTGTACACCATGAGCAATTGGCTTGCTTAGAAAATAATGGGGTGATAAGATACCTTACAGGACTTAATGAGTTTGCTCCAGATGTAAGGCTTCTCAACGGACCAGATAAAGAAGCTAAAGTTAAAGAAATTAGATCTGCAATTATTGAGCTTGAGAAGGAATTAGCTGCAAATGTAATTGAGATTGATGACCCACAATTCTGGAACAAAGTAAAATTACTTAAACCAGACAATTCTGATTTCTGGAATAGAATCAGTCTTGCTTGTGGTAATGAGCCTTTGTTTTTAGATCCTAGAGATCCTTATGATAGGATTAAATTATTTGGGATTGAAGCAGGTGGTTTTTCTTTAGTGGCAAAAAGTTTTGAAGATGCCAGATCAAGACCAGTAGCTCCTAAGTTTTACTTAGATAAAACAGAAGAGACCGTTATGGCAAGAACTGAATACAAGAAAATGCGTAACAAAGCATTGGCTGAACTTCAGAAATTATTTGACAAAAACAGTACTAAGTTATTCTACATTGCAAAAGTTGTAGATATCAACAGTACACAATATAAGAAGTCTACTCCAAATGATATTATCTATGAGAATATGGATAATTACATCAATGGATTAGGTGGTGAAACCAACAAAGAAAGATCTGCAAAGTCTTTCATTGATGCAGTAAATTTAGATATGGAAACTCTAAAAATTAAATCAATTGTAAGAGATTCCGTATTTTTTAAGTATATTGTTAATAAGGCAGATGGTTATATCTATCACACTAAGACTAACTCAATGTTAGGAAGAAATGTTTCAGATGTGCTAGAGTATCTTAAGAATCCTTTAAATGAGGATATTCTTAAAGATCTCAATACTGCTTGTGAGAAGTATTGGAACTCTTAATATCAAAAGATGAAAAAAATGAAATACAAAACAGGAGGCATGGTAAACCCAAATGCTCCTGTTTCAGCAGCTAAAGTTTCTAAAGGTAGACCGGCTAAATCTGCTGAACCTAAATCTGCAGCTAAAAAAGCTACAGGTAGAGTTGGTGGTATTAGTAAAGCTCCTAAGGCAGCAAATCCTAAATCTAAATAAAATGGCACAATACACAACTGGGAAAATAAACAACCCAAACCCAAGCGTACAGGTTCAAACAGTTCCTGGTAGTAAA